CGGGTAGGTCTTGCTGCTGGAATAGTCCGCCGCGATGGTGTGCAGCAGGCCGGTGTAGTCCACCGGGATGGAGTCCACCGCCTCCTCGATCTCCGCGATCAGGGAAGAAATCGAAGGAATGATCGTGCCCGGATCGACGACCGTGTCGGTCGTGGACCGGTACACGTTCGCAACGATGGCAGCGATGGTCGTGATGGTCGTGCTCTGCGTCAGCTTGATGATGATCTCCACCCGGCCCGGCACCGCGTAGCACGCCTGGGGCAGGATCACATACGCCTTGTTTCCGTCGATCGCGCCGCTTACGGCCACGGTATTCCCATCCGCCCGGATCACGTTCGCGGATACGGTGCCGCCGATCGTCGCCGGCTCTCCGTTTTCCATAACGTACACGTTGATGGTATTCCCGGCGTTGTCCTGGCTGAACAGGTTCCCGTGCAGGAAGGTTGCCGCCACCGGCTGGTTCAGATTACAGATCAGATCCGTCTTAATTGTTGCCATCGTTCATCCCTCCGTCTAATTAACCGATAATGTCGATCGCCTTTTCGACGATCACCTGGGTCACTTCGTCCGTCAGCTTCTCCGGGCTGATGGAGTTGTTCATCATGTTGTAACCGGCCACCGTCCGCACGTTCATGTCCTGGATGTTGGTCAGCTTGATGCCCGTGATCTTCTTCCGGATGATGTCAAATTCCAGCTCGCTCACATACAGCTGCATGTTCAGGCCGATCCGCGGATCAACCGCTGTCACGACGTCATACAGCAGCAGCTGCTTCAGGTTCTTCAGCCATGCGTACTCTGCCGTATCCTCCAGCTGCTCGATCTGGATGGTCACCTCGTGCACCACCTGGTCCACGTGGTTCACGGAGAACTGCTCCTCCGCCTTTGCCCGCATCTCGTCCAGCAGGTCCGCTTCCGTCCAGGTGCTGCCGTCGCCGGTGCCCTTGTCCTTGCCGACCTGGCCCGCCACCTGCATGCGCTCCATCCGGACGTAGGCGTAATCGTCGATCAGGTCGCTGTCAATCCATTCCTCCGGGAGATACAGATCTGAGCCGTCCGCGGCCTTCGCAATCGGCACGATCCGGGTGATCAGCTGGGTGTTGCTCTTCTTCCAGGTGATCCCGCGGGTATTCACTCCGTAGCGCAGCGTATAGCCCCGGTCCGTTCCCGTCTTCTTCAGCACGAACATGTCCCAGTTGTCCCTGACAAACCGTGCGTTAAATTCGTGCACGATCCCCTTGTCTGGGTCCAGCAGCGCCCATATCCCGTTTTTGCCCTTGATCTCGCCGGTGTATGTGCCGTCCTCGTCCGTGGTCAGGTTGGTGGCGATGGTGCCCCGGTACGGGATCATCAGGCCCTCTGTGACGCGGGAGATCGCCATCGCCGGGCTGGCCTGGGATACGGCCACATCCTTGATCAGCGTGCCCGCAAGGTCGTAACTCACGTGTTTCGCGGTCACGGTCACCGTCTGCGCGTCATTGTCGGCCACCGCCTCCTCAATCCGGAACAGCTGTTCCCGGATCTCCCGCGGCGGGTTCTCTTCCGGCGTCACGTGCCGGCTGAACTCCACCCGGCTCTTCTGGATGTAGCCCTCCAGGCCCGTGATGGTTTCCATCTTGAACCAGCTGGTGTTATAGTCCTCCACCAGGTAGAGCTCCGTCCCGGCCGGGAATGTGGCGATCACCGTCGCGCCGGTCGTGTAGTTGGCGATCCGCTTCCAGTCGCTGCTGGTCGGCGGGTTGTGCGTGATGGATGTGCCGCCCTCGCCCCGGATCGCCTGGTAGTTGTTGCTCTGATAAGTGACCTTGCTGCCGACGCTGTACCCGTCCGGCGTATCCTGCCAGGCCGGATAAGTGATCCGCGTCGGCGCGCTTGGCCCGTCCCGCATTTCCGCGTTGTTCCCGGTTGTCACATAGATGTCGGCCTCCAGGCCGGAGTAGCTGTTCTCGATTTCCTCCACCGGCACCGGCGCCTTCACGATGGCGTCCGGGACCAGGTGGGCGTATTTTCCCTCCGGATCTATGGGATGGACCATCCGGAGATCATACCCGCCGCCTGCGACCTGGGTGTGGCTTCCGCTGACCGGAGTCAGTACGGCGTCGCCGTTTTTCTCGAAATCCTCGTTCCCGATGTCGTAAACGCTGATCACAGGTATCTCTCCCTTCGCTCAATCCGGAGGCTGCTCCATCCGCTGCCGCCGATGATGTTGTCGCCCTGCTCCAGTACCGGGAAATCCCCCTCGCTCAGCGCGGTGAGCGCTTCCGTTTCGTCCGCGTTCATGACGTCCATAATCTCGCTGTCGATGATGTAGCTCTGCCCGGATGTCAGCCCCGTGATCGTCAGCACCTGGCTGTTCACGGTGATCGTCATCTCCGTGCCGCTGGCGGTCGCTAGGATGCGCGGCTTGCTCTCCACGTCGCCCAGGTTCTGCACGACGCTGTTTGTGCTCGTTACCGTCAGCACGGCCTCTTCCAGCAGCTCCTTCAGCGGCTGGCAGTAGAACTGCACCTCACCGGTCCACCAGTCGCTGTTCCGGCTGTGCTTCGTCAGCGTGATCGCGCCGATCACCCGCGCCTTCTGCTTCCGGTCCGGCTCCCCGTGGAAGGTGACGTATCCGCTGCCGCGCAGCCAGTTGTACACCTCGCGCACGTTGAACCAGCCCGGCACCGTGATCGTCACCGTCTGAATGTAGGAGTTGAAGATTCCCTCTCCCTCCAGCTGCGTCAGGTCCCCGCTTCGTCCCGGAATCTCCACGTGGCGTACGCGCTCCTCCGGGCGGATGATTGGGATGGAAGCCTGCACTTCGATTCCGTAGGCCTTGCAGTCCTCACCCTTCCAGACGAAGTATTTCCTTTTTCCCATTTTTTCATCAGCTCCCGTATCCGCTCATCGTCCGCCGCTGGGCTGCCGCCATCGCGGAAGCCAGGCCCGCCGCGTCCGTTCCGTTGTTCATGATCATGCGCTCCACGTACAGATTGCTGTTGTAGCTCCGGCTCTCCACGGCCCGCGCCGGCGTCACCGTTTCACCCGGATGAAGCCAGGCCAGCCGCTTGTTCGGCACGTAGGCGATGCCGTTTGCGTATCCCGGCCGGAAAGACCCGAACAGCGTGTCCATGAAGTAATCCGCCTGGCCTCCTCCTCCGCCGCCTCCGGAGAACGCGCCTCCGCCCATATTAACCCGCAGATTCACCGGTACGGTTACCTCGCCGATCTGCTGCGCCAGGTCTTCTGCAGATCCTTCCTCGGCTTCCGGTTTTACCTTCACGGACCAGTCGTCCCCGTTTTCTCCGCTCCAGTCTCCGGCTGTTCCTTTTCCTGTTATCCAACCCCACACGACCTCCGCAAGATTTTTCGGCGAATCCATAACTTGCTTCAGGAAGTTTCCTCCGCTGTTCTTCGTTTTGTTGTTTTCCCATTCTTGCTGGAGCTCATACAAGTTGCTGCCGTTGAGTTCGTCCAGGTATTTGGCGAGAGCGTCCCTTTTGCTCCCGGTTTCCTTCTCAATTTCCCGGACTCTTGATGGGTCCCAGTCAACGACAACCATCGCGCCGATCCCGTTCATTATTTTGGAGTTTAATCCGCCTGTCTTTGTCCCTGTCGTCTGTGTCTGGTCTCCTCCGCCTGCACCGGTCAGGTTTTTGAATCCGTTAATCAGCCGCAGACCTTCCAGCACGCCCTCGCCGATCTTCAACAGTCCGAAAGCGATTCCGATCTCTTTGATTCCGTTGACAACCTTATCCCAATTGTTCGCCAGGAACTCAAGTCCTTTGGTCAACTGATCGAACACTGTCACGAAGTTCGACACAACATCTTCCGGATTGATTTTTGTCAGGTCATTGAACAGACTGGATACGCTCTCTCCAAGTTTGTTGAGCATTTCCTGGCCTTCCGGTTTCTGAAGATATTCAATCAGTTCGCTCAGCACTCCATTCAGCGCTTCCGCGCCTGCTGTCAGTGCCGGCGCCATTCCTGCCAGCACTTCTTTTTCCAGTGTGCTGAAGTCGAGCTTCAGTGCATTTACGGTGTCATTCAGCTTTGCCAACCGTTCGATGGTTTCCGCTGCATTGACTTCCTCCGCATTCAGCGTTTTTTCGTATTCTTCGCGGCCCATCTGGAACATTGGCATCAGTTCTTCCCACTTCCGGCCGAAAATATCCTGCGCCTTCTGTGTCTGTTCATATCCCCTTCCAAGATGGAGAAGGGCGTCGCCGGCTTCCCAGAAAACATCCTCCCAGTCTTTCAGCTCTCCGGTGTACCGATCGGTCCCCAGGATCTTCTTTTTGTTTTTGTACGGATCGACGCCGATCCCCAGCAGCACATCCGTAATATCTCCGATATTATTCTGTACGCGTTCCCTTGCCTTTACAATTGCTTCCACGCTGGTTTCCGCCCAGGTTGCCGCTAATTTTGTCATGGCCTGGTAACGTTCCGGCGTATATCCGTACTCTATTGATTTTGTCAGGATGTCATCTGCTTCTCCGGCCTGTTCCATGATTTCCCGGAACAGTGTCGCGCCAAAATCGACCGCTTTTTTCGCCGCGTTTTCCAGCCCATCCGTGATCTTGTTGATCCCGCTGATCACCTGGTCAAGCGACATTTTTTTGCCGATGCCGTTTACACTTTTTGTCAGCTGGTCCGCACTAACCGCCGCCTGCTGTTCGCTGCTGTTCAGTTCGTTCAGCGCTGCCTGCGTGTCGTACATAGCCGCTTCCGCCAGCAGCATCTCCTTCTGCATCTTCTGGTATGCGTTGCTCAGCGGATCGACATTGTTTTTTGTCATCGTTTCCAGGGCGCGGCGATAATCGTCCACAATTCTCTTCTGCGTGGACAGTTTGCTGCTCAGCGCGCTCATTTTTGTCGTCAGCGCCGATTCCGCATCCCCGGTTGCCTTAAACTGTGATTCTGCCGATTTCAGCGCCGCGTCGAAAGTCTTCAGCTGCGCTTTTGCCTGGTTGATCCCGGAATTAAAGCTCCCCAGATCTACGCCCAGTTTCATGTTAACGGCCATTCAAGATCACATCCTTGTTTTTGCGTCATATTGCGTCCGGTAATAATACAAGTCGAGGATTGCCCCCGGCCGCATCCGGTTGATTTCTTCCATCCTTAGCCCTGCGATCAGACCATAGGAAACCACCCGCAGGTATGTTAGTTCCCCGCTTATTTTTTTTCCTGTTCTTCTTCCAGTCCTTCGTCCACCGGTCCCTTTTCTTCATGCTTTGCTTCCATCATGTTCCCGGCAGTGATTTCCGCCATCGTGGCGATTGCATACCCGATGATCAGGGCTGGCTTCATGTTCCGCAGCACCCATTTTTCTGTCAGATCCGGCTTTTCGCCTTTTTCTTCCAGCCCTGCGTTCCCCAGGATGGTGATCAGTCTTCCCATTTTTTCCAGCCGTTCCGGGTCATCTGCCACGCCAATTGATATTTTTGGATCTGCGTTCGGATTGTTTTCGTCTTCTTCTTTGCGGATGCCGAAAACCTTTTCATTCAGCTGGAACGCCGTGCATCCGATCTGCTTCTGGATTTCGATCATTTCAAACGCGGAATAGCTCAGCGGAACAACTCTTCCGCCAATTTTGATTTCCGTCATTGTATCCTCCTATATGCAGAAAATCAGGGGGCCGGCTTTTCGGGCCGGTCCCCTTTTCGTCAGGTTGTCGCGCTCACATTCAGCATCGCGTTAATCCATGCCTTCGCCGCCGCGATGGTGTCGAAGGTGTAGTGCACGCGCCACTTCAGCTCGTCCGTTGCGTCCACGTACAGGCCCGCGGCCCGTCCGTTCAGCGTCGGCGTTCCCCAGGAAATGGAGCCTTCCTTCGTGTTCGTCGCCTGGCTCTCTTCCGTGAATTTGATCTTCAGGATAATCCAGGCCTCGAACTTCTTTTCGCCGTTGTCGCGCATCTTCCGGATATACCCGAAGCCGCCATACGGCGTGGCGTTGTCGCCTTCCCACTGGCCTGTCAGTCCAGTGCCGATCGATTCCACCTTTTCGCCGAACAGCAGCACGCGGTCCGCGTCGCTCAGTCCGGTCGGCTCAAAGCTGGCCGTCAGCGCCTGCAGGCCGTTGTCGTCATCCACGATCCGGTCGTCGCCGTACAGCGGGTTGTCGTTGTACGTCTTCGTGATCGTGCAGTTCCGCGCCTCCTGGATCACAACGCCGGTGCCGTATGTCGGCATGGACCCGTCCGTATGACTTACCAGCGGCGCGAACACGGGATACATCATCCCAACATTCGGTCTTGCCATAGTATCATTCCTCCGTTAATCTAAGCTCAGCTTTTCGATTTCCGCCCTGAGCCTGTTCTCGATGGCAGCCTCCGCCGCCCCTTTTTTGCTCGTCGCCTTCCGGAAAAATGGCTGCCGCTTCATAAACGACGTGCCGCTGTTGATGGCGTTGGCGATCATCGGGATCGGGACCTGTTTTCCGTTCAGCGACCCGTATCCGCTGTTCTGAAGTCCCACGCTGGTATTCACGTTCATCGGATTTTTCCTGAACTTCGCAACGCCCTTCCGCGCATTAACCAGCAGTGCCTTCTCCTCCGGTGATGGCATGCGCTGCTTCCCCGGCGGTGCCGGGTACTTGAAGCGCTTTGTGGCGATGCCCTGCACCGCCTGGCTGACCGCGTCAGCTGTAACACGGGCGCCCTCATAGAGCGCCACCGACGCAATTCCCTGCGCCGTTTCTGTTCCGAGCTTATCCAGTTTCCTTTCCAGCTCGTCCATCCCGGAAATGTCCATCGTAAACGGCATTTCGTTCACTCCTCAACCTGGAAGACCCACTCCCAATGAAACAGCCCGGTTTCCCGCTCGTAGGTGTGGTGGTTCAGGTGCCACGCACCCTCGCAGTGCTCCGTCAGCGTTTCCCGGATCAGCGGAATCCACCCGGCTCCGTCTTTCCTTCGGCTGTACAGGTCCACCGCTCCCTCGTAGGCGGTTGCCTGCTTCAGGTTGTCCCCGTGCAGCGCGTCCGTCTCGAAGTCCAGCGTGATGATCCCGTAGCTTTCTGTGTCCGGCCTTGTGTTCCATTCGTTCTCGGCCACCGGCAGCACGTCGGTTCCCTTGGTGAGTGCCTTCATGTCTTCCACCAGGTTTTCATACTCTTCCGGCATCTCATCCCACCTCCTGCGCTCCGGTGCCTGCGGCCGCCGGCGTCGCGTCTCCCGCGTTCCCGGCCTTCCGCTGAATCAGCAGGATCACGCCGTTCCAGTCCTTGTACGGATCGCTCCGCTGAACCGTCCAGCGCTCCCCGTTGTATTCCAGCTCCCGCTCTCCCTTGTAATCCCGGTCATACGGAATCAGCAGCTTCGCTTCCGGCCGAAGTCCTTCGCCGCCGCTCTGGTAGACCTCCGCCTGGGTCAGGCTCAACTCCTGGCACTTGACCTTCCGGCGGCTGATTACAGGATCTGTTCCGACCTCGTGGGCGTCCGGCTGGAAAGCGATCAGCACGCAGCTGGTCATCATCCTCATACCGTCGCCTCCCCGTAGGTCGTGTATTCCTTGCTGATGCGCATGCTGCCCTTCATGGCGTCGTACGCCTTCAGCAGGTTGTCGTAGTTCGGCGGGTTCCCGATGTGCATGTTGCACCAGGTCGCAATCGCCGTGATCACGTAGTCATCCTCCAGCGTGCTGCTGTCGGTGATCTCCTTCGTCGTTTCGTCCCGGCTGATCGACACCTCACCTGGAAGCACGATCTCCGCGGTCTTCGTCAGATCTGCCACTGCCGCGTTGATCTGCCCGATGATATTTCCGTCGTAGTCGTCCCCGCTCACCGGGAGCATGTCTTTCACTTTCTCAAACACCATGCCCATGCTTTCACCTTCTCCCCGCCATGTATTGCTCGTATAATTCCCGGGTGTACAGGTGCGTGGCCGGGCAGTGGGTGTCCACCCACATTTCAAAGCCCGCGCACGCGGCCCGTACGCAGAAATGCCGGTCCTCCCCGCGCAGTGCGCTTTTGATGTTCGGGATCGGCGTATAATCCACGCCGGCCTCGAAAACCTTCCGCTTCACCAGCGTCAGGGCCCCTGTCATCCCCACCCGGTAAAGTCCCTTGTGCTGCCATTCCGGCAGCGGCGCGCTGTACTGGTCGTACATCCATGCGTTGCACCACCACATCCCGCTGGCCGCCTGCGTCCAGAAGATCTCGCTCACGATGTCCTTGTCCGCTTCGATCAGCCGGTACAGCGTCCAGTGGTCCAGGATCAGGTCCGTGTCCACGCTGAGCCAGTAGTCGAAACCGCCGTCCAGCATTTTCCGGATCGTCATATTCCGCAGGGCGCCCACCTTGTTCATCAGCTGGATGTTCCACAGGTGGTCCTCGTCGGTCTTGATGTAGTCCTCGCCGATCTCCACCTCGGTCCATTCCGCGCCGCGGATCTCGCCCTTCACTTCCGTGCAGTCATTCACCACAAAAAAGCGGCTGACCTCGAAACCCTCCGGAACCTCCAGCCGGTCGAGGCTGTCCTGGTATTCCCGGAAGATGTCCGCGTCCTGCCGCAGCGGTGCACAGATCAGGATCTTCTTCATGCCTTTTCCCCCGGGTTGTCCTGGCCGGCATACACCGGCACGTGCGCGATATGTCCCGCCCGCACCGTCGGCTCGCACCAGATCTCACGGCCCAGCTGGTTCACGCGCCAGCAGAAGGCCAGATCCTCGCCGTAGTAGTCCGTCGGCTGGAAGCATGTGCCGTATTTCTGGTTCACGGCCTGCAGCAGCTCCACGGTGGTCAGCACCGCGGCGAACCCGCAGCCTGCCACCCTGAACGGCCTCAGCCCGAAGTCCTTCACCTGTTTGATGTTGTCTTTTTCGATGGATGTGTAAATACAGGGCCCATACGGCGGCCGGCGGCTCACGAACGCACCGCATACCATGTCCTTCCCGACTTCCATCAGGTCGTCCACGATCTGCTCGTCAAATACCATGTCGCTGTCCAGCCACAGCACGTGGGTGTAGTTCTCGTTGATGGCCTTGTTGGCCAGGCGGTTCCGGGCGTAATACACCAGGGTTCCGCTCTGGATCTCGACGTCATACGCCACGCGCCTCCGCCCCAGTTCGCACTGTATCCTTGCCAGGCTCTTCACGAAATCAGCGTGCACGTAGTCCGTCGTGGGTACCGCGATCAACAGCCGTATGCTCATTTTTTTGCCCTCGTCGTCTTCTTCGCTGCCGTGCGCTTCTCCGGTGTTTCGATCTGCTCCCGGATGATCACCGGATCGGCCAGGCCGTACCGGAGCAGGAAAGAGGCACGGGCCGGGGACACCTCAACGATGTCCCCGGCCTTGCCCTTTTCGATCCTGTTCGGCTTCGTCAGTCGGACCTTCATCAGGTGGTGGCGCCACCGGCGGGCTTGCACAGCTTCACCAGGCGTCCGGGAGCGGTCACGCCGGTGCCGACATACTGCCGGGCTACGACCTTCACCAGGTCGTCTTCCGCCAGGGTCAGGTCGTCCCACTTGATCACGACGTCTTCGCCTTCGGGGTAGTTCGCCTGGAATGCCTTCAGGTCGCCGACCAGCGCGTACATATCGCCGGTGGAGGCGGACGCGTAGGCGGGCATCGCGGAGCACTTGATCACCGTCAGCCCGTCAAACGGATTGATGGCGAAGTTGCCAGCCGCGAAGGCAGCATTGAAGGCCTGGATGGTCAGCGGGTTCAGCACGATGCACAGGTCGGTGGCTTCCTCGCTCACGATCGCGGCCGCATCCTGGGCGGTCATCACGCCGGGGGCCTCGGTGATCTTCGGGATTCCGATCACGCTGGCGGTGTGGCTGGTGCCGGCGTTATCCGCCTTGGCGACCAGGTTCGCCACGACCTTGGCCAGTACGCGGTAGGCCATCTCGCGGTAGATGTAGCGGACGAACTCTTCGCCGCCCATCGCCACGGCTTCATCGGAAATGGTGATCCATTTCTTCACGTTGCCGGGGGTCAGGTCGACCTGGCCGATTTCCAGGTTCTCCTCGGTGAGTCCGGTGGCGCCTTCGGAATGGTTGTAGGCACCGTCCGCGCTCTTCTCAAACGGCACCTTCAGGTTGCCGCGGAAGAAGGTCTTGGTGATCTTGTTCAGGAACTCGTTGCCTTCCCAGGCGGTCTTGATCACGTCTTCAACGATCGTGGGCACCGGCACGGTGCCGCTGACGTTGGTGGTCAGCAGGGCGCGGCACTCCTTGTCGTCGCCGCTGATGATGTACTGCTTGTACGCTTCGCAGTACGCAGCACTGGAGCGGATTTCCATTTCGTTCATGGGTTTGTCCTCCTTGTGTTCTTCTTTGGTCTCGCCGATCTCACCGTCGGCGATCTTCTGCCGAAGCTCTTCCTCTTCGGCGGCCCTGGCCTTGATTTCGGCCAGCTGGGTCTTCAGCTGCTCGGATTCCTCCGCCAGCTTCCGGGCTTCCTCGTTCAGCGCGTCCAGATCGGCTTCCGGGTTTTCCAGAGTCGCTTCGATCTCAGCTTTGCGCTGCTCGATCTCGCCCTGACGCGCGATAATCTGCTCACTCGTCATGGTTGTCTTCTCCTTTCAGGATTTTCCGGATCTCGCCGATCCTGCGCTGCCGCTCTTCCTCGGCCTGAACCTCCTTCAGGACCTCGGCGATCAATCCGTCGCCGATCGTGCGGGCGCTTATTTCAGTCGCGTCATTGGCCGGTAACGACACGGCAGAAACGTCAAACAGTTTCCCGATCTTCGTGATCGTCCGCAGTACGGTGATGTGCCCGTCCGCGTCTTTCGTGGTCTTCCGTTCCTCACCGGTCACGGTGAAGCCGAAGCTCATCTTGTTGGTGTAGCCGCCCTCGATTTCCTCGAACAGCTGGCGGCCGATCTCCGTCCCGCCCAGGTTGGCGCGGATATGCAGGCCGTGATCGTCCGCGGCCAGCTCCAGGGTGCCGTTGGCGATCCGGGCAAAAACGCGGCCCTCGTGGTCGTACTGCATGATCACATCGCGCATGTCGCACTCGTCGAAGGCATGGCGGTCCACCTGCTCGTTAACGGTCATTTCCTTGTCCCGCCACAGCTCGTAGGGCAAATTAAAAGTCGTGGCATATCCTTCCACGACTTTTGCGCCATCCTCCGCCGCCCGGGTCTCCATCTGGCCGGCGTCAATCTTCCGGTATTCCCTCTTGTCAATTTTCATCGGCATTTTTGTT